AAATTCCGCTTCACCCATTGGGTGACCCTCCTATTTCGCCTCAAACCCCCGCCACCATTGAGTTTGCCTCAGTTTCTGGGCAGTCAACTGAGGAAAATAGGTTAATGGCTACTTCCGCCTGCGCGATTCCGAGCGCCATCTGACCCAAACCGAGAAATACTGGTTTGCCCGGCGCCCGGCCTGGCCGGAGATTCGGCAACGGGTGCTGGCCGGGCAGCGTTACCGGGACGTGGCCTCGGCCCTGTCCCGGAGTGTCGGCAGCGTGGTGCGCGCGGTGCGGCGCATGATCGAGGTCGGCTTACTCGACCCGGTACGCCTGATTGCCGCCCAACACGGCCCGGCCCGCCTCGCCGCCCGGCGCCTGGCGGTGGGCTGGGGGCTGATGCGGGAACCTGAGCAAATGGCGCTGGCGTTGGAGTAGCCATGCTAAACGACATGAAACAACCCGCGAAGGACTGGCTGGCCGATGCATTGGAAAATCTCGGCGGTATGCTTGGCAAAGGCGAAGACCCTTCATTTATTATAAATATCTACGGAGTCGTGATCGAGATCAGGCTGAACACCTTGCCCGGCAATTTTGAACGCCAGAAGATTCAAATCAAATGATGCTGTATCTCTTGATCGGTGCCGCCCTGGCCGTATTTCACACGGGGCGGGCATTCGAGCGTCAAGGCCGCCTTGATTGGATGGATGTGCTGGTGGTAATGACCATATCGGTACTCTGGCCGATATGGTTGGCCTGCCTGGGGCTGGTGTCTTGGGTGATGGCCGATGTAACCAAGTCGAACTCCGACGCGGAGAAGCGCCTTCGGAGTACGGTTGCCGCCTACAAGAACGGCGGAATTCGTAAAGCAACCGGGGAACAGCCGCCCGCACCCTAGTTTTCAGTTCGTTCGGGACTGAGAAAAAGTCATAAGTAGGGCGGGTTTCAACCCGCCATTCCCGCCCTGGCCGGATGAATCCGGCCCCACGGTCTGATCCCTGATTCCTGCCCTCTGATTCCTGCCACCCGAACCCCTTCCCCCTGCGCCGTCCTCTCGTGCGCGCGTAGCCTTGCCACATGGCTACTCGACGCACTTCCCCCAGGGGGATCAAACTCATCCAGGACAGCGAAAGCTTTTCGGCCGTCATCTACCTGTGCCCGGCGGGCAAGCCGACGATCGGCTATGGCCATGTGGTCTGGCCGCATGACGACCTCCATCCGCCCATCTCCCCGGCCAAGGCGCTGGAACTGCTTTACCACGACCTGGACGCGGTAGAGATCTATCTCGGCGCCGTCTTCCCCGCCCTGAATCAGAACCAGTTCGATGCCCTGGCCGACTTCTGTTTCAACCTCGGCCTCAAGGCCTTCGAGACCTCCACGCTGCACCACTACCTCAAGGCCGGCCAGCTACAGGCCGCGGCCGATGAATTCCCCCGCTGGAACAAGGCCACCGTGGCCGGCAAGCTGGTGGTTCTGGCGGGCCTCACCGCCCGGCGCAACCGGGAACGGGCGCTGTTCCTCACCCCGGAATACCACGTATGAGCCCCCGCATGAAAGGCGAATTGGCCGTCGTTGCCCTCTGCCTGGCCGCGGCCCTGTTTGGCTATTTCCACGGCCGCCACGAATGCCCGGCGCCCATCGTTATCACCCTCGGACCGGATTCATCCGGCCAAGGCGGGTTGAACCCCGCCCCACAAAAGGAGTAGTCATGGACTGGAAAGACCTGGCCGGACCCCTGGCTAAAATCGCGCCCCTGGTGGGCACCCTCATCGGCGGCCCGGCCGGTCCCCTGATCGGCGGCCTGGTCTCGGCCGCCCTGGGTACCGAGGCTACGCCCGACGCCATTCATCGGGCAATCCAGATCGACCCCGAGGCGGCCGTGAAAGTGGCGCAGATCGAATCCGACAACCGGGTGCACATGCAGACCCTGGCGGTGCAGGCCGAGGGCAACCGCCTGGCGGCCGACACGGCCGCGATCCAGGCCGATGCCGCCGACCGGGACAGTGCCCGCCGGCGCGAATCCACCGTCCAGGACAAGACCAACCGCAACCTGGCCTACCTGGTGGTGGGTTCTTTCCTCGCCCTGGTCGGCGGCACGCTCCTGGGTTACTCCCATGTCGAGTCGGCCCTGGCCGGCACGCTGGTGGGCTATCTGTCCGCCAAGTGCGAACAGATCATCGCTTACTACTTCGGCTCCAGCCGCGGCTCGGACAAGAAAACCGACCTCCTGGCCCAGGCGCCGGCCATCCCCTCGGCGGGCAAGGGTTGAGCCGCCGTGGTGATTGAAGCGGAACAGCCGGAAGTCGGCGACTGGATAGACGCAGCGGTGCGCCAGGAGGAATCGCTCCTGGCCGGCGTACTGGAGGCCCAGCGCCTGGCCGACCCAACCCTGGGCAAGACGGTGCATGACTCGGCTTTCGAGTGCCGCTGCTGCGGCGAGGAGATTCCCCAGGAACGGCGCGAGGCGGTGCCGGGGGTGCAAACCTGTACCGACTGCGCGCGGGCCATTGAGGTATCGGAACGACTATGGAAACGATGACGGTGCATATTGATTTGTGGGGCATGCTGGTCTGGCTGGTGGGCCTGCTGATCGCCTTCTTTGGCTGTATCTGGGCCTTCGCCAAGGTACTGGGACGGCAACAGGAAAAGCTCCTGGACACGCGATTTGCCTCGCTGGAGGCCAGCCGTAGCAACGGTGTAGCCCACTGGGACGGCAGATTCTCCGACCTGGATAGCGAGATCGAGAAACTGGGCGACGAGCTGGCCACCACCATCAGCCGGGTGACCGCGGTGGAAAGCTCGCGCCAGGGGCTATTGAGCCGGCACGATCTTGACGCGGTTTTTCAGCGGCTAAACGGTATTTCACGCGAGGTGTCCGAACTGACTGGCGCCCTGGATGGCATCCGGGAAAACAGCGCCCATGCCGCCGAGGCCCTGGGCAAGGTGAATGCCATGGAGCGCACCCTGGAATTGATTAACCGCCACCTTCTGGATAAGTGATGAGCAACTTTCAAGAACTGATCGAAGCCGCCCGCCGGCTGGCCATCCTCAAGGTTCTGGCCGGCGCCGAAGACTACACCCTGCCCGAAGGCGCGGCGCGCGACAAGCTGCGCGTCCTGGGATCGCCGGTGTTCCCCTCTGCCGACATGATGGCGGTAGCCACCGTCTGGCTGGACGAAGCCGGCCTGATCGTGCGCCGCAAGGTGGGCGCGACCGCGCTCCTGATTCTCACCACGCGTGGCCTGGACGTGGTGGACGGCGCCACGGTGGTGCCAGGGGTGGAAGCCGCCCGGATCGGGGGCTGACATGGGCCGCCGCTCCAAGATTTCTGCCTTGCCGGAGGCGTTGCGCCGGAAGATGGACGAGCGCCTGGTCGCCAATGGCTTTGGCGATTACGAGGGGATGGCAGAATGGTTGGCTTCCGAGGGCTTCGAGATCAGCAAGTCCGCTATCCATCGCCACGGTTCCGCCCTGGAACAGAGTTACGACGAAGCCATGGCCGATGCCCGCGGCCTCCTGGCCCTGACCCGTGCCTCCGGCGACCTGGGTGATTCCGGCAGCGAGCTGGCCCGCAGCGCGGCGACCCTGCTGCAAACCGACATCGTGCGCACCGTCCTGGAGATCCGAAAGGAAGCCGACCCGGAAGTCCGGGCCGGCCTCCTGGCCAAGCTCACCCGCGCCCAGGCCGACATCGGCCGGCTCTCGATTGCCGCCGAGAAGTGGCAGCGGGAACTTGCGGCCAAGGTGCAGGCCGTGGTCAAGGCCGTGTCCGAAATTGGCCAAAAGGCCGGTACGCCAACCGAGACCTTGGCCGATATGTGCCACCAGATTTACGGGATGATGCCGAAATGACCTCAAGCGTAGGGTGCGCCGAGCGCACCGAATCCGTGGTGCGCGCGGCGCACCCTACGGCCCCGCCCGCCGTCCCCCTCTACGACTACCAGAAGCGCTGGCTCCTGGACGGCAGCCTGTTCAAGGTGGGCATGTTCGCCCGCCAGACCGGCAAGACTTTCACCACCACCCTGGAGATCGTCATTGACTGCCTCAAGGCCGAGGCCGAAGGTCGGCGCGCCAAGTGGGTCATCCTCAGCCGCGGTGAGCGCCAGAGCCGCCAGGCCATGAACGAAGGCGTCAAGCTGCACCTGGCGGCGTTCAAGGCCGCCTTCAAGGCCGCCGAGATAGATTTCGACCCGCAGACCAAGGCCCTGGAAGTGAGCCTGCCTGGCGGCTCCTGGATCATCGCCTTGCCCGCCAACGCGGACACCGCGCACGGCTTCAGCGCCAACGTCTTCCTCGACGAGTTTGCCATCCACAAGGACAGCCGCGCCATCTGGGGCGCCCTGTTCCCGGTCATCTCGGCCGGCTACAAGATTCGCGTCACCAGCACGCCCAAGGGCAAGGGCAACAAGTTCTACGAACTCATGACCGGCGGCGATCCCATCTGGAGCCGGCACACCGTGGATATTCACCAGGCGATTGCCGCCGGCCTGCCGCGCGACGCCGATACGCTGAAACGCGGCCTGAACGACCCCGACCTCTGGGCGCAGGAATTCGAACTGGCGTGGTTGGATGAAGCGTCCAACTGGCTGCCCTTCGACCTCATCAATAGCGCCGAGGCCGAGCAGGCGGGCAAGCCCGAGAATTACACCGGCGGCCCGTGCTTCGTCGGCGTGGACATCGCCGCCCGCAATGACCTGTTTGTGATCTGGGTGAATGAGGCCGTGGGTGACGTGCTCTGGACCCGCGACATCATCGTCCGGCGCCGGGTCAGCTTCGCCGAACAGGATGCCCTGCTGGATGAGGTGTTCACCCGTTACCGCGTCGCGCGTTGCTGCATGGACCAGACCGGCATGGGTGAAAAGCCGGTGCAGGATGCCCAGCGGCGCCACGGCACCAGCCGCGTGGAAGGTGTGCTGTTCACCGGCCCGGCCAAACTCATGCTGGCCAGCGCCGGCAAGGAAGCCTTTGAGGATCGCAAGATTCGCATCCCGGAGGGCGACTATGCCCTGCGCTCCGATCTGCACAGCCTGAAGAAGGCGCCCAGCCTCTCTGGCGCGCCGCGCTTCCTGGTGGATGGCGAGACCGATGGCCACGCCGACCGCGCCTGGGCCTGCTTCCTGGCCTGCCATGCCAGCGGCGGCCGTGCCCTGATGTGCTCGGGCTTCGTGCCGGTGCCGCGCCGTGAGACAGAAACCCGCCGTGGCGACGACGATGCCTTCATGCGCCGCCCCGGCCGGGATCGGCCCGATAGCGGCGGTTGGGATGGCGTCATTTGATTGACAGCGTTTGCCGGGGGCCGCAATGCCCCGCAGACACTTTTATAAAACGCGCTGGCGGGCATCAGGGGTGGCGGACGAGTGAAGACAAGTCCGCACCACCAAGCGCCGCCTGAGCGATTGGTAGGGCTTTTCGGACGATAACATCATGGCCACTCCCCGCATCCTGGATCAACACGGCAATCCCCTGGACAGGAGCATCCTGACCCAGCCGCAGTCCCAAGCGCCGGACATCGGCTGGCTGCACCGCAACTGGGAGAATCACCCGGCCAGCGGCCTCACGCCGAAATCCCTGTCCGCGGTGCTGTTCCACGCCGAGAGCGGCGACCTCATGGCGCAATGCGATCTGTTCCGGGACATCCTGGATCGGGATGCCCACGTGCTCTCGGCCATACAGACCCGGACCAATGCCCTCACCAGCCTGGAATGGGAGATCGTCGAGCCGCGCCGCGCCACCTCCGCCGAAAAGGAGGCCACGGCCTACGTCAATGAGTTGTTCCAGGACCTGGACATGGAGCAGCTGGTGCGCGACCTGGCGGACGGCATCAGCATGGGTTTCGCGCCGGTGGAGATCGGCTGGCAGATGGAAGGCAAGGAATGGTTCCCGGCCACCCTCGATCTGCGCCCGCAGCGCTGGTTCCGCCTGGACGTGGAGACGCGCCAGGAATACCGCCTGCGCTCCATGAATCTCTCCGGCGACCCGTTGCAGCCCTTTGGCTGGATCTTCCACCGGCACGAGGCCAAGGGCGGCTACCCCGCCCGTGGCGGCCTGATGCGCAGCCTGGCCTTTCCCTACCTGTTCAAGTTCTACAGCGCGCGCGACCTGGCGGAACTGATCGAAATCTACGCTCTGCCGGTGCGCATCGGCACCTACCCCAACGGCGCCACCGATGACGAAAAGAATGCCCTGTTCTCGGCGCTCCTGAATATCGGCCATCACGCGGCGGGCATCATCCCGGAGGGCATGTTGATAGATTTCAAGGATGCGGCCAAGGGCAGCGGCGAAAACCTGCACCTGGCCATGATTGACTGGTGCGAGAAGAGCCAGAGCAAGCTGATCCTGGGCGGCACGCTCACTTCCGGCGCCGACGGCAAGAGCAGCACCAATGCCCTGGGCAACGTGCACAACGAAGTGCGCATGGATCTGCGGAATGCCGATGCCGCCCAGATCGCCGCCAGCCTGACGCGTGACCTGGTGTATCCAGTGCTGCAACTGAACGGCTACGGCCTGGACAGCCGGCGCCGCTGCCCGCGCTTCAAGTTCGACACCACCGATACGGAAGAAATGGGCGTCTATTCCGAGGCCCTGCCCAAGCTGGTATCGGTCGGCGTGCAGATCCCCGCCTCCTGGGCCAATACCAAACTCAAGATACCCCTGCCCGACGAAGGCGAGGCGGTGCTGACCGCCCCGGCCGTGGCGCCGCCCCCGGTGGCGCCGGAGGCCGGCCAGCAATCCGCCCTTTCCGTAGGCGCGGGCTTGCCCGCGCTTGGGGCGGATAGCGCCGGCAAGCCGGCGCCTACGCCCCATCCCACCGATTACGCCGACCTGGCCACCGCCACCCTGTCCCAGGAAGCCGGCGCCGCCTGGGGCGCCATCCTCGACCAGGTGAAGGCGCTGGCCATGGCGGCAGCAGCCGAAGGCAAGAGCCTGGCCGAATTCCGCGACGTGCTCCTGTCCACTTTCGCCGGCCTGGATTCCGACAAGCTCGCCAGCGCCATGGCCCTGGGCTACGCCTGTGCCGATCTGGCCGGGCGGTTTGATGTAGCGAATGGCAACTGAATCCCTCTCTCCCGGCGGCCTGGCGCTCCATAGCGCCCGGCTGCCGTTCGCCGAGCAGGCGGCTTTCTTCAAGCAGAAGATGGCTGTCTTGCTGCCGACGGAAAAGTGGACGGATGCCACCCACGAGGCCCACGACCGGGCGGTGGTGGTGGCGGGCGCCATGAAGGCGGATTTGATTGCGGATTTCGCCAAAGCCATTGACGGCGTTGTCAGCCGTGGCGAGAACATGACGGATTTCGCCAGCCGCTTTGACGACCTGGTGGATAAGCACGGCTGGAATTACCAGGGCGACCGGGATTTTCGCATCCGCACCATCTACCAGACCAACCTGGCCACGTCCTACGCCGCCGGCCGGCTGGTGCAACTGAAGAAGGCCGCGGCCGATGGCCTGCTCTGGATGTACAAGCATTCGGACCTGAGCATCACGCCCCGGCCCCTGCACCAGTCCTGGAACGGCCTGTGCCTCTCGCCCAATGATCCGTGGTGGCTCACCCACTACCCGCCCAATGGCTGGGGCTGCAAGTGTTACGTGGTCGCCGTGCATCCCTCGAACGTGGCCCGCCTGGGCGGAAGAATCGCCCCGGCGCCCGACGATGGCAGCCGGGTAGTGAACCTGGGCGGCCGCTCGCTGAGTGTGCCCAAGGGTATAGATCCCGGCTGGGCCTACATGCCCGGCGCCAGCGTGGCGGATGAACTGAAGGCTATTGTGGACAGCAAGGTAGCGAAACTGCCGGAGCCGCTGGGCAAGGCACTCGGGGAAGAGGTTTCCAAGGCTATCGCGCCCAATCCGGTGTTTGAAGCGCGTCTTCCGGAGATGCCGAAGAGGGATAATAGCCGTATGGACCTGGAATCATTTTCCCATGCGGCGGTGGCCGTTGCCGACCGTAAGATAGAAGCCATCATTGGCGAAGTCGTCAACGTAGGCCGCATTCTGGAGGAGACAGGATTCGACCTGTCCGGCTATTCCCATGTGCTCGACAATTACGGAGTCAGGCATACCTTGAAAAAGCATGGGAATGAGACTGTGGAAGAAAAGCGTGGCCAGATCGCGGTCAAGCTCGCTGATTTTTCCCTCATTCCCAGGATTACGGATGATCCTGACAAGGTTTTTGCCGATGGCAAGAACAAGGTCGGCCGTGACGTGATCGTGTTCACCAAGGTCATCAATGACGTTGGATATCGTTACGTGGCAGAGATCAGGCCAAAAGGAAAACTGGTCGCGACGGATTCCCTACGCAAAAAAATAGGAGCCTGGGTCTCCTGAGATACCCACACCCGCGACGAGTGCATGCTGGCTTGCGCCCCCTTCTCTCAACGTCCAAAACGACTTCGCGGGTGTCGGAGCCGTCAGTATAGGTGAAAACAATGACTTTTGAAAAGATCGAAATCGGCCCGGCGGTGCTGTACCGGGGGGATTGCCTGGAATTGCTGGCGGCCGGGCTGCTCAAGGCCGATGCCATCGTCTCCGACCCGCCCTATGGGATTGGGTTTCAGCATGGCGGATCGGGAGGATTGGCGCATCCCATATTCACCGCCACGGGCAAGCGTCAAGGTACGCGGGCTTACGCAAAAACGGAGCCCATCATCGGCGATGACGCTTTATTCGATCCCACCCCCTGGCTGGGGTTTCCGCGAGTAATGTTTTGGGGGGCTGACCATTACCGGGCGAAACTTCCGCCGACTGGCGGTAGCTTCCTGTGCTGGGACAAGGCTGTCGGAAATGGTGCGGCGGACAGTTTTGTAGATGCAGAATACGCCTGGGCCAGCCTGCCGGGAATCAAGCGCATGGTGCATAGACAGTTGTGGAAAGGTTTTTGCCAGTCGGGGGAGGATCAGGCGCGAAAGGGCGCGCCACGTTACCACGTGTCCCAGAAACCCAGAGAACTGATGCGTTGGTGTATCGAGACGCTGAAGCTGAAGCCGAACAGCATCATTCTCGACCCCTACCTGGGCAGCGGCAGCACGGGCATTGCGGCGCTGTCCTTGGGGCATCGTTTCATCGGCGTGGAGATAGACCACGGCCACTTCGATACCGCCTGTAAGCGCATTGAGAAGGCCTGGAATGAGATGGCGGGCGTAGGTCAGGTTGCATCGCAACCTGACGCCTCGTGCGGTGAATGTCAGGTTCCTGGCGGAACCTGACCTACAAAATGTCCGACTCTTTCACCCTCGTCATTGACGACCGCGAACTCCTGGACGCCCTCTCGGGCCTCTCGGCGAAGATGGCGGACCTGTCTGCGCCGTTGCGCGAGATCGGCGATGCGATGGTGCTGTCCACCAAGCAGCGTTTCGCCAACAGCCGCGGGCCGGAGAACGAGAAGTGGGCGACCAACGCCGACGTGACGGTGGAGCGCTGGCTGGAAGCCAAGGGCGGCGCCTGGAAGAAATCGGGCGCGCTCTCCAAGCGCGGCGAGAAACTGACGGCGGCCAAGAAACCCCTGGTGGCCTTCGGTACCATGGGTCAGCAAATCCACCCGGTCATCACCGGCCCCAGCACCCTGGAATGGGGCGCTTCTGACCGGCAGGCCAACGTGATGCAGTGGGGCGCGCCCAAGCACACGCTCGGCCCTAAATCCCCCTGGGGCGACATCCCCGCCCGGCCCTACCTGGGCCTGTCGGCGCAGGACCGGGAAACCATCCTGGACGTGATTCAGCGCTACATGCTGACGTAGGGTGGGCAAAGCGTAGCGTGCCCACGCGGACGGTGAAACGTGGGCACGGCCTTTGCCCACTCTACGCGCCACCTGAACCCCTTCCCCCTGCGCCGTCCTTTCCCGCGCGCGTAGGCTGCGGCAATGGTTGATCGCGGGCAAGCCCGCTCCTACGAGGAATAACGAATGGCAAACCTGACCGCACTCGGCCGCAGCAAGATCGCGCGCGCCATCTACCAGGGCGGCGCGCTGCCCACGACGCGCTACTTCGCCCTGGCCAAGGTAAATAAGGGCGTATTCGTGGCCGGCGCCACCTATGCCGTGGGCGATTACGTCATTGCCTCGGCCTGGAACCAGCGCCTCTACAAATGCACCACGGCCGGGGTTTCCGGTGCCGAGCCAGCCTGGCCGGTCGTGGCCGGTGGCACGGTGACTTCCGGCGCCGCCACCTTCACCGAGCAAAGCACGGCACTCCTGGGCGGCACCTTCGCCGAGGCCGATTACACCGGCTATGCACGGGCCACGGTGGCCTGCAACTCGGGCAACTTCTCCGAGGATGCCTCGGGCAATGTCGCTAATTTGAACGCCATCAGCTTCGGCGCCGGCAATACCGGCACGGCGCAGACCGTGGCCGTGGTGCTGGAGATGGATGCCGGGGCCGCCGGCAACGTGCTCAGTGTCGAACCCATGACCAATCCCCAAGTGGCCAACGTCGGCGCCAGCGCCGTCACGACGCCCGCCGGAAGCTTTACCTTCGCCATTTCCTAACCCGTAGGCGCCGGCTTGCCGGCGCTAAACCTCAGCGCCGGCAAGCCGGCGCCTACCGGAGAACCCCATGAACACCAAGCCGACTACCTCATCCGCTTTGAGAGCCGCCATCCTGGCAACCGCTGCGGCCCATGCTGATCTTCAGGCGCTGGTTGCTATCCGCAACGACGCAGACGGCGTGGCGCGGTTCAATGCCCTGACCGACTACGCCAAGGTCGTTCCCACTCCAGTCAACGTGGACAACGTCCTCGACAAGGAAGGCGCGGCGGCCGGCGGCGTCCTGATCCAGAAGCTACAGGTCTACGCCACCACCTATCAGGCGCAGCCCGGCCCGCTCTATGACTACTGGGCGGCCATCAAGCGCATCGCCGGGAAGTTCGGGCTGATGGCCGGATCGGCCGAGGGCAGCGTGGACCTGGGCGCCGACTGGGCGCGGGATACGGTGCAGGCGATGGCCGACAATGGCGTGATAACCCAGGCCGAGGCCGCCTCCCTGCTCTCCCTGGCCGTGGTGGCCGACCCCGTAAGCGGTGCCGAATACGAAGCCGCCTTGAACCTGGTGTAACGCGATGCCCACGCCCATTCTGCGCCAACTGGTCGGATCGGCTATCACCCTGATCGGCGCCAACGCTATTGCCTCCGGAGGCTATGCCAATGCGGCAGATCAGATGCTGGTGGACAACAGCACGGTCAAGGCCATCCAGGGGGATTTTGAACTCGATTGCACTTTCGGCGCAGCCCCCGTGACAGGGGCCGTGTCGCTCATGGCAGTGGATTACTCCCTGGACGGCGCCACGGCCGGCGCCGCGCCCTCTGCCGCGCTCATGCCGAGATTTGTGGGATCGTTCAACCCCATGCCGGCCACAGGCAACACGGCGACCTCTATGATGCTGCGCCTGTCGGGCGTGCCGCTCACGGGTAAAACGGCCTACTCGATCTACAACAATGGCACCGGGCAGGCCATCCTGGCGGGTTACACCCTGCGCTGCCAGATGGTCACGCCGGGCACCTGATATGGGCGCGCTCGATCTATCGGATTGGCTGTGGCCGGATGCCGACCGCAGGCGGTCGCAGCCGGTGGCGCCGGAGTTCTCGGGGGCGTTCCCGGCGCCGACGTTTATGTTCCTGGGGTCAATGCCGGGGGTAGACCTCGCCAGAGGCCTGCGTGCCACCCAGGGCGGTACGGATCGCTACCTGCCCGGCTTGGAGGGCCTCGGATTTGTCGCGTCCGGGGCGGCTAATTGCGGACTGGATTTTGGGGTTCACCAGGCGATCACCACGCCGGCATGGACGATAGTGATTTTAGCCGCCCCGAAATCAAACGATGGGGTGGGGGTCGCGTTCTCTCAGCGGTTCGCGGGCAGTCCATACCCACTGGTAAGCGTTGGCATGAACCTCGACGCGAGCAACGTGGGCGCCGCGCGGCCGGGGGGATTCTGCGCCACCATAAACGGCGCCGCATGGATGGGCGCGCAGTCAGCGTCCACTGCACTCCTGGATGGCCGGAGCCATGTGTTTATCGCGACGCGCGCCGGAGAATTGGCCTACCCGCGCCTGTGGCTGGATGGGGCACCCATTGCCTATACGATAAATACCGCGTACGCGGCCGGATCATCCTCGTTAGATGCTCTGCAGCGCACGGCAATCGGCAATGTGGCGGATTTTGCCGGTGCTGGGATAGGGGCGCGATTCCCGATTGCGATGGTGGCCTGCTACGGGCAGGTGCTGACGCCTGGCCAGATAGCGGCTATCGGCGCCAATCCCTACACGCTGCTCGCGCCACCGGTGCCGCTGCCGTTTTCATCACCCGATGTGCCCGCCCCGGCCATCATCGTTTTTGGCCTATCCGCCTCGGTTGCCCTGTCATCCGGCGCCGTTGCGCCCGCTCATGGGGCGGGCGCCGAGTCGGCTACGGCTATTATTCAGGCGGCAGCGATGGCCAGGGCAACTCCGGTGGCTGAGACCGGTGTCGGCGTGGCGATCCATGCCGCAGCCGCGGCCGATGCCCAGGGGGCGGTGGCGATGGCGGCCGAGGCGGCTATGCAGCACGCGCCTAGGGCGCCGGCTGCTCCCGGTTTCGCACTCACGGCATCCGCCCAGGTGTCCGGTACCGCGCTATCCCAGGCCATGCCGGCGGCTGCGACGGTGGTCACGGCCATCCTGACGGCCGGAGTGCAAGCGCCGGCCCGACCCATTTGTTCCGCCCTGGCCACGGCGCGCCTCATCGCCCGCGGGCCGGTGCTGTCCGCCACCTATCCGGCCCTTCTCAAGAGCGGCCGGGTGCGCCTGACGCGCCTGGAGACTACGGCACTGCACGCCGTACAACTCAAGACCGGAGTTATTCATGTCTGATTACGCCGCCTTTTACCCCGGCGAGGAAATCCGCATCCCGCTGGAGGTGCGCGACGTGGCCGGTGTGCTGCGCGATCCGGGCGAGGCCGTCCTGCGCGTGAAATCCCCCTCCGGTACGGTGGTGGACCGCCGGGCAGCCGTGGTGCGCGATGACCTTGGCCTGTATCACGCGGACCTCCTGCTGGATGCCCCAGGTGTCTGGTGGTGGCGCTGGGAAACCACGGCGCCCTACACCGGCGCCATTGAGGATTCCCTGACGGTGCGGGCGAGCAAGGTTTTGTAATCGTACGGTGGGCAAAGCGTAGCGTGCCCACGAACACCGTGGGCACGCTACGCTTTGCCCACCCTACATCTGAAAACTGCCACCTGAACCCCTTCCCCCTGCGAATCCTGGCGCGCGCGCGGCAGAATTCGCCCATGCCTTCCAGACACCTCATTGCCGCCTGCGCCGTCTCGATCCCCGAGGGCAAGCGCGTTCAGCTTTTCCCGCAAGGCGAGGTGCTGACCCATACCGGCCGGCGTTTCCTCATGACCCCGGACATCGGCCACGC